AGCGTTTGCCTATTGATATTCCGCTAGGCATCGCTTAGTGTCCAAGGCATGCAAAGTGAGATCGTAAAGCGGGCGATCGCGGCAGCCGGCGGTCCCACGGCCCTCGCGAGGGAGTTGGGGATCAGGATGGAGTCGCTCTATTCCTGGGAAGACATCCCACCCAAGCGCGTTGCCGCAGTGGCCTGCGCCAGCGGCATCCCGCGTCACGAGCTGCGTCCGGATCTGTGGGATGCGCCCGCCACCGAATCGCGTGAGGCCGCCTGATGCCGCCGCTGCATGCACGTCTGGCCGCCCTGCTGCAGGACGCCGCCCAGGCGCGGCACGGTGTTGCCGCACTGGCGCGCGAATTGGGAATCAACGCGTCGCAGCTCTCCTACCTCATCCATGGCCGCCGATTCGTTTCCGTCGAGCAGGCCATCGCCATCGAGCGTGTGCTGGGCGTGTCGGCGCGCGAGCTGCTGGTCGAGGCGTGCGTGTCGCGCGTCGATGAAGAGCTGGCGAAGCGAGGTGTGACATGACCGCGGGTATCATCGTCGTCCTCATCATCGTCTCGTATTGCGGGTTCTGCGTCGCATGTGAGCGGCAGCGGGAGCGTCGCGTGGCCGAGACCCGGCGACGCGCGGACGACCAGGGCTGGGTGCAGCGGTGATCACTGCCCTCATGCTGGTGCCATGGCTCTGCGCCGTCGGCGCCTTGCGGTGGGTGACGTGGGACTGATCCCCGCCATTCTGCTGGCCGACGTCGCCTGCATCGGGGCCGCGGTGCTTGCCCTGGCGTGGCTGTTCGGGGGCTAGCAGCGTCGCACCATGTTCCCCTTCGCCACACACAGACTCCGGCCGACTGGTGCTACTCCATGCGATGCGGCCCGGTGTGTGACGCGCGTCAGCGGGGGGCCGCTACCCGGTAACGCCGGGCGTCCCGCTGGCGTCGTTTCCGCGTGCGTGGCCGCGGTCATTCGCCACGCTGGCGTCTCCTCCCCCAACTCGCGGCCGGTCGCAGGGCCGCCCGCACTTTCCCATTGCCACCCGAGGCACACGAACGGCAACCACGCGGGCTTCCTCACCTCTCCCGCGCTGCTGCTGCTGCGACCCTCGGCGCCCGGCGCGGTGCGTGTGGCCGCGTCGGGACCAACCCCTCGGTACGATCGTGTAGCCGCAGCGCCTGTTGCCGCGACTGCATCATCCCACCGCGCGTGCCGGCGCCCGTCCATGCTCCCCAGCACCGGGCGCCTGCCGTTGTCTACCGTCGCCAAAGTCTGTGCACCGACCTCCATCCTTCGTTGCTCCCGTCTCGCTGCCAACGGCCGACGCACGATTCCCGCCACTCTCGAAAGCATCACGGTCAAGGACGGCATCAAGGCCGCCCTGACGATGTCGAAGTTCGAGGAGCGGCGACACGAGCTGATCGACTGCCAGGGGGCGCGCGTGCTGATCGTGGTGGCCGACCCCGAGGAGTACGAGGGCGAGCGCAAGCCGGCGCCGATCACGCCGGACCAGCCCGAGATGCCGCTGGGCGACACGTCGCCAATGAACGAGGCGCCGATCTGATGGTCCGCCTGCGCCCGTATCAGGAGGCCGCAGTCCAAAGCCTCCGGCAGGCGTACATGACAGGGGCCGCCGCGCCCCTGCTGTGTGCTGCCACGGGTTCGGGCAAGACCGTGGTTTTCTCCGCCGTGGCGCTCGGCGCCTACGGCAAGGGCAACCGGGTGCTGATCCTGGCGCACCGCGCCGAGCTGATCCGCCAGGCCAGCAACAAGCTGCGCGACGCCGGCGTGCCGCACGGCATCATCGCCCCGGGTTATCCCGAGACCGACGATATGGTGCAGGTCGGCTCGGTGCAGACGGTGGCGCGCCGTCTTGCGCGGCTGCCGCGATTCGCGTTGATCGTCATCGACGAGGCGCACCATTCCGTCGCCGGCCAATACCTCGCCATCATCAAGTCGCAGCCGCAGGCCAAGCTGCTCGGCGTCACGGCGACGCCGGAACGCCTCGACGCCCGCGGCCTCGGTATCGCCGCCGGCGGCGTTTTCGATCGCCTGGTGATGGGCCCGCAGGTCGCCGAGCTGGTCGCGGCGGGCTATCTGACGCCGACGCGCGTCTGGGCGCCGGTCACGGGACCGGACCTGTCCGCAGTGCGCACCATTGCTGGCGACTACGATGCCCGCCAGCTCGCCGCGGCGATGGACAAGGCAGCCATCACCGGCGATGCGGTGCTGCACTACGCCCGGCATGCGCCGGGCCTGCCGTGCATTGCGTTCTGCGTCTCGGTGCAGCACGCCAAGGACGTCGCCGAGGCATTCCGCGCCGCCGGCTGGCGTGCGGTGGCGGCGCACGGCGAGATGCGGCCGGCCGAGCGCGATGCCGCACTCGGCGGCCTGGCCCACGGCAGCGTGCAGGTGGTGTGCGCGGCCGATCTGATTTCCGAGGGACTCGATGTCCCCGCGGTTGGCTGTGTCACCCTGTTGCGGCCGACCCAGAGCCTGTCGCTGCATCTGCAGCAGATCGGCCGCGGCCTCCGCCCGATGCCGGACAAGACGCACCTGGTGGTGCTGGACCACGCCAACAACACCGCCGCGCATGGGTTCGCGGAGACGCCACGGCAATGGTCGCTGGAAGGCCGCAGGCATCGCCGCGCCGTGCCGGCGATCCGGCAGTGCCCCGCCTGTTACGCCGTCTTTCCTCCGCAGCATCGTTGTCCGTGCTGCGGACATGAGTTTACCGCGGCGGCCAGCAGCCCCCGCGAAGTCGAGCGCCGCGCCGGCGAGTTGGCCGAGCTGCGCCCGGAAGACGTGCAGCTCAAGCGCACCAGCCTCGACGCGCTGCTGGCCGAGGCGCACTCGCTGCACGACATGCACAATCTTGCGCATCAGCTCGGCTACAAGCCCGGCTGGGCGTGGATGCAGTGGCAGCGGCGACTGCAGCGGAGAGCGGCATGATCGAGATTGCCATCACCGGCGTTCCGAACCACATCACGGTTGGGCTCGACCCTGATCTGCAGGAGCTGGTCGAGCGCTTCCTGACGCGCCTCCCAGCGCCAGACCCGGCGCATGGCGTGGTCACCGTGGCCGATGCTGCTGTCGCGAAGATCGCGGCGGCTGATCTCACCACGCCCGACAAGGTCGCTCCGCCGACGCCACCCGACGCACCAGAACAGCACGATGAGATGGCGCCTCCGCCAGCGCCAGTGCCGAAAGTTCCGAACGTCCTCGGGGCCGCGATGCAGGTCGTCGTGCGTCCGGCAACCCAGAAGAGCCCCGGACCTCCGGTAAAATGGACTCCCGAGCGTGTCGCACTGGTGGAGCAGAAGTGGGGCGACGGTCTCTGGGAAGACGCCATCCTGCCGGAGGTCAACAAGCTGCCCGGCCCCCATATCGAAACCTCGAAGGCGGTGTGGGTCGTCATCAAGAAGTGCCACTTCAAGCGGCGCCCGGGCTGTGTGCCGGATCCGCGGAAGTCGCCCGTCCTGGCGTCGGACCAGAAGGCTGCGATCCCGGAACCACAGCCGAACGCGGCAGCACCAAGGGCCGCCGAACCCCCGCCGATCACTTCGGGGACGAAGCCGGTTTCCCCGGCACCTGAGATCACGGCGGCACCTTCCCCGGCGCCGGTTGTGCTGCCGCTTCCGCGGCCGTACGGCCGCATCGAGATCGGCTGGAACCAGGCCACAGCGCTGGCGCGGAAGATTGGCCTGCCGCGCTTCAATGGCGACATGGAAGGGCTGAACCAGCATCGCCGGAAGTGGCGGCTACCCGAGTTCGTGCTGGTCGAGCCGTTTGGACCTGGCTCAAGCCCGAGCGGTCTGGCGCCCGCGAAGACGGCGGAGCCGGACAAAGCGGCATGACATACCGACCGATCTCCGATGAATGGATCCTGGCGCGCCCGCGTCTGCGAGAAGGCGCGAAGCTGTTCGGTGCCTACCCGGGCGGCTATCTCGAACGCGCCCGCGCGTTGCTCGGGGTCCACATCAACGATCCGGTCCTGCACGGGAACCTCTTTCAGGAGTGGTGCGAGGCGTGGTCGCGAGAATGTCTCCGCGTTCTCAAACCCGGCGGGCACTTCGTCGCCTTCGGTGGCTCGCGCACCTACCATCGGCTTGCTTGCGCTGTTGAGGACGCGGGCTTCGAGATACGCGATCAAATTCAGTGGATTTACAAAACTGGATTTCCGAAGTCGCGCGCTTCGCTGAAACCGGCGCATGAGCCGATTGTATTGGCCCGCAAGCCGATGATTGGCACCATCGACGCCAACGAATTGAGCGCCGGGTTGCTCATGTCTCTGGAACCGATGCGCCGTTGTTCGCGGCTGCAAAATGAGTGGAAAAGGGAGTCATGTATATAGTTCCCTATCCGAAGTACGTCCGTGGCCCCGCGTTCTCGCCGTCGCTGCCGGTTCCGGATGCCCTCTACTACCAGGACGGTGACTGGCACGAGATGATGCCGGCGCGGCGGTGCCCGCTGCCGGAGTACGTGCCGGATGTCGTCGCCGGGGCATCGGCGCCGATCCAGCTTACGAACTGGAAGATCCGGGCGCTGCGGCTGGCGATTCTGCTTGGCGAAACCGGCTACCTGACCCGCGACGATTTCCGCGCCGTGGACGTCGATATCCGCCGCTGGATCGATGGCTCCCGCTGGCTGGTACCGGATCCGGCCGGCCGTGGCTTCATCGCCGGACCTCGGCTGCCCGACTTCAAAGGCCAGCATCCCAGGGTCTGGGAAGAGATCAAGGCCGTCCCGAAGAAGTGGCAGCGGCGACAGGCCCCGTTGCGATTCGCTGGAGAAGCGGCATGAGCGCCAGCAACCTAATACCGCTTCCGATACGAGAGGTGCCCCGCAGCAGTCCGTACGACGAGTTCTGCGCGGCCCGGCGCGCAATGGTGGCGGCGTTCCGTCGTTGGCTGGCCGCCGCCCCGGAAGGCTACCAGGTCACGGCGGAGATCGACGTTACCGCTGCGGGGATGCGTCAGATCTTCACGGCGGAGGGGCAGAATTGAGCGAGTCCGAGCTGCAGGCCCACATCCGCCTCGCCATCGGCCGGGTACCGCACGCCCGGTTGTTCCGCAACAACCGCGGCCTGTTCTGGGCCGGCAAGGTGATCGCCTCCACGGAGGATACCGTCACGCTGTTGCATCCGCGCCGGCAGGAATGCGGACTCTTGCAAGGAGCGTCCGACCTGATCGGCTGGACGAGCGTCGTGGTTACCCCGGACATGGTCGGACATCTCGTGGGGCTGTTCACCGCCGGCGAGGTCAAGCCGCGCGGCGGTCGCTTCGAGATGGGACAGCGCGAGTTCCTGGCCGCGGTCGCGGCCGCCGGCGGTCTCTCGGCGGTGCTGGGCTCCGACGACGATGCCCGGCGACTGGTGCGTGCAGCATGATCGTCCCCGAACTCCCGGCTGACATGATCGAGGAGGCAGCCGAGCTGCTGTGCATGGGCCAGGGCGGGGGCCGCGCGGCCTGGCTGGATCTGGTATCCGCCCTGCCTCTCGAGACCGCTGATGCCTACGCCCCGGCCGTGGTCGCAGTGGTTTACCGGCGCCGCCCGGAGCAGGCCGCCCGTGTTGCGGCGTGGCCCAAGGACCCCGCCGACATGATGCTGCACGGCTACCCCGACCCGCCGCCACTCGCCGGCGTGCTGGCACTCGCGCATGATTGGCCGATCCGCTCGAAGCTTCGCCGCGACGAGCAGGCACGGCGCCAGCGCGAGTACGACGCCGTCACCCGGCTCGAATCGCCGCGCCGTACCCGCTGGCTGCGCGAGCAGTTGCTCGGCTACGCCGTGATGTGTGCCACCTGCGCGCTGTTCGGCGTGGAGTGGCCGGACGGCGCCGATGAAGTTGTCGGTGCGGCGGTCCGCCTCGGTGCGCAGGTCGACCTGCCGGACACCTCAGCGCGCCAGGCCGGCGCCGCGATCTGGTGCGAGGGCAACGATGTCGCACGGCGTTTCCACGATACCCTACGGCGCCGGATCTGGCCGCTTTGCGCCAGCCGGGAACCGGGTGAGCAGATCCTTTCCGCAGCCGAGGCGGTGCACGAGCGGTTCGGCGGCTGGCTCGTGCCCAGCGACGCGCTCATCGAGGAGTGCCGCCGGGTCGCAGCGCAGACAATGAGGCGCAGGCGCCATGCAGTCCGCTGATCCGATCTGGGGCAGCAAGCCCCGACTTTCGGTGGTGCACGACCAGGACACGCCCCCGCTCGTATTGCGTCCGGCACGGTTGCCCGACCCGCATACGATCCCGCCGCGGCAGTGGCTCTATGGCACGCAGCTCCTCCGCGGGTTCGTCACGGTGCTGGTGGCGCCCGGTGGCACCGGCAAGTCCATCTACGCCATGACCGTCGCGGTTTCCTGCGTGCTGGGCCGCGGCCTATTACGAGACCACGTGTTCGCCTGTACCAACGCAGCAGTGCTCAACCTGGAGGACCCGCTCGACGAGCTGGACCGCCGCCTCGCCGCGATCCTGCTGCAGCACAACGTCGACGAGACCGATGTCGCTGGTGGGCTCTTCATGCACTCGGGCGAGGACCGCCCGGTCACCATGGCGGCAATCTCGGAGGACGGCTTCAGCATCATCCACCCCGACGAGGTCGCGCTGATCGAGCAGATCAAGATGCACGAGATCGGCGTGCTCGTGGTTGACCCATTCGCCGAGTCCCACAGCCTCGAAGAGAACAGCAACCCTCAGATGGTCAAGGCGGCGGCGGCGTGGCGACGCGTTGCCCGCGCCACGAACTGCGCCATTTTCCTGATCCATCATGTGCGCAAGGGCGCGGTGTCGGACATCGACGCGGCGCGCGGCGCCAAGGGCCTGACGGACAGCGCCCGCGTCGGTCTCATCATGTCGCCGATGGGCGAGGATGACGGCAAGGACCTTGCCATCGCGCCAGAAGACCGCTGGCAGTACGTGCGGCTGGACAACGCCAAGGCCAACATGGCGCCGCGTGGCAACAAAGCGACGTGGCTCAAGCTGGAACAGGTAAAGCTGGGCAACGGCACCCAGGACTACCCCAACGGCGACACCGTGGCGGCCATGGTCGCCTGGGACCCCCCGAAGGTGACGGACACGCTGAGTGTCGACCAGTGCAACGAAGTGCTGGACGCCATCGCCGACGGTCCTGGCGAGGGCGTTCGTTACACCCACTCGCGCCGCGGCAAGGACGCCTCCCGGTGGGCCGGCACCGTCCTGGTGCGACTGTTCGGGTTGACCGACCTCGAATCCGACAAGGTGATCGAGACATGGGTGCGCAATGGCGTTCTTGTCAGGGACACTTACCGCGATCCCGTCCAACGCAAGGATCGGATGTGCGTCCGCGTGGTCGACGCCAAGCGTCCGGGTCCCGTGTCGTGAGCGAGTTTATGGCGCAGTTTGTGGCGCAGAAATGGCGCCCAAAGGGGGCGGTGCGCCATAACGCCGCCTTACGGCGGCGCCGTTATGGCGCAGCCCACCGCCCCTGGGTCGAAATGGCGCATGTTATGGCGCAGTTTATGGCGCACCTTACGAACCGGCGGGGGGAGCGGAAAGGCAGCGCGGTCGGAACGTTCGGCGTGTCAGGGAAGCTAACGAACATCATGTCCTTGGACCTTGCTCACTCCGTCCACCAGCCACCCCGCGACATCGGCGAGGCGCACCATGCCGCCATCACGGCGAAGTACGCTGCCGGACAGCATGGGCTGGAACCCACGGCCACGGACTGGCGGGATGCCGTGCTCGCGATCTGCGCCGCGGTGGCCGGTGAGGCCAGCTCGGCGCGCTACATCGGCCCGACACGGTTCGACCGCGAGATCTGGCGTGTCACGTTGTGCGGAGTTCCGGTGCGCGTGGTCTACCAGCCCGCGGACGCGCTGATCGTCACCGTGCTGCCGAGGCACATCCTGGGACTTCCAGATGTCGAGAGGGCCGATTGACCGCCGATGCCGCTTCCCCCCGCGCCGATGGCAGGCGTCGCCGGAAACCATGGCCCTATGCCGGCGAGCCGCTGGTGCCGCCGGACCCCGGCCCCGGCGAATGCGCCTGTAAGCGCCTCGATCGGCTCCGCGCCGAAGTCCCGCACATGCTCGCCGCAGCTCTGCAGCCGATCCATGCCGCGGACCGCAAGGTCGCGACCGAGACGCTGATCCGGATCCGCGCCAGCTCCCGTGGTGATCTCGTCGATGCCCAGGACCTCGGCCCCGCGATCCGGCGACAGGAGATCCGGAACGCCGACGGGACCGTGCTGCGGGAGCCCAGCGCCGTACCGGCGGAATGGCGCGACCCCAGCGACACCGACCCGCACCGCCGGACCGCACGCAAGATCGCGGCATCCAGGGCCACCGATCCGCTGCATGATCTGCAGCGTTCCCGCTACATCACCCGCCGGCACAGCCGCGCTGCCCGGCGATGGCTCGACGACTACGAGCGCAGCCAGGTCAGCATCGGGTCGACGGTCGAGCGGATCGGCATGGCAGTCGGCGCCCCCGGCGCCGACGGAATGTATTGCTCCGAGACGGTGCTGATCCGGCTCAGCCGCTGGAAAGCCGCCTGCGCCGCGGTCGGGAAGCTCGGCGTCACGGCGATGGCGCACGTCATCCTGGGCTGGCCGGACCCGCTGCATCGCGACGTCAAGTCGTTCGCGCGCCGCCATCACCTTGGCCGCCGCCGCAAGGATGGCAGCACCGAGATCGACGAGCGTGTCGCGCTCGGCATCCTGGTCGCTGCGCTGGACCGGCTCGCCGACTTCTACGACCCGCCGGCGCCGGGCGGGATGTCGGAGTAATTCCCCCGGTTTATGGGCATGGCCGCCTGGGCCGGAACAATGTCCGCGCCTAAGCAGTATCGGCAGACCTAGTGGTGCGGCGGCCGGGCGGTTCGAACATTGCAGTTCATACTGGGCTGACCTCGGACCCGAGTGGCGCCGTCGTCGCGGCGCTCGTCGCTCCCCGGAAACCGGCCTCGGAGGCCGGGAGCACAAGAAAGTGCTTGACAGGCGCGAATCTTATGCAGTAGTGATTGACCATGCTCTGAAGCTGCGTCCCGAGCGGATTGTGGCGGGTCCGCGTAACACGCGCTAAACCGGCGTTATCGCGCGTGAGGGCCGGGGCTCGGATCAGCCCGCCAGACATAGCCAAGCCTGTCGCCAGGGATGCCCGCCCATCACCGGGGTCGGTGCCGGAGGAGAAGGCGGCCGGTCTGTTCGGGTAGCCAACACGAAGGGGTATGGCGATGGCCGCACGGGGCCACGTGGGGCGGCCCGAGCATGTTCCGACGCGGGAAAACAAGGCGGCCGTGACGGCTCTGGCCGCGCTGGAGCACACGCACAACGAGATTGCCCGCTACCTTAGGATCGATCTCAAGACCCTGCGGAAGCACTACAAGGCCGAGCTGGCGACGGACCCGATGTGGCTTCAGGGCGTCGCGGAACTTCGGCTGGCACAGCACATCCGGAAGGGGAATCTCCGGGCGATCCTCTTCTTCCTCCGCGTCAAGTGCGGATGGAAGTTGACCGAGAAGCTGGAACACGAGCTCCCCGACGGGACGCGCTTCATCGTCCAGATCGGCGGGCCGGACCGGCCGCAGGCCAGCCTGCCCGAACCACCAGACCCCATCAACGAAACAGAACCCGATGCAGAACACGCTGGCTGAGAAGCTGCTCGATGAGCGCGGCTG